GCGATCGTGGTTAACGGACAGTGAACAGCGTCTGAGATAGTCGGCTTAACAGTTATTCTGCACCTGTCCAGGGATGAGCGTGATGAAATTTTTTTGCCCGAAAACGTGAATTAAATTCACGAAAGGAGGGGAAGACATGCCAAGAGTGACAAGCTACACGCAGCGAGATGACAAGATCCGCGCCTGGGTCGCTGCCGGCGTCAAGCTCCACGGGCTTCGCACCCAGAAGGAGCTGGCCAGGCGAATTGGGATGCCGCAGTCGACATTCGATCAGCGGCTTGCCTGCCCTGAGAACTTCAGGCTCGGAGAGATATGGAGGATCGAGAAGATCATAGGAAAGATGGAGGTATGAAATGATAGGGGGTATTTTGGGGAGTCTGTTGATCTATCTGCTGCTCCCGGACGTCGGTCTGACAAAGATCGAGACCGTACTGGTTCTGATCGTCGGATGGATGATCTCGACGGCAGCAATCTGGTGGGCGCAGGAACAAATCGAGCGAGCGCAGGAACGGAAGCGGAGGGAGGCTTTCCGGGATCTGATCGCGAGGACAACGCTTTAATTCATTAGGGAGGTTCAGACATGAAAAACACGCTGGCGGACCTTAACAACATTCTTTTCGAGCAGTTGGAGAGGCTTAGTGACGACGATCTGACTGATGAGCAACTGGAAACACAGCTTAAGAAGACGGATCAGATCGTTAAGGTATCCGAAAAGATCATCGCAAACGGGGAACTGGCATTCAAGGCTATTCAGCATCAGGACAAGTATTACGGAACGAGCAACAAGAAGCTGCCGGCGATGCTGGAGGGAGAGTGGTGATATGGCGATCTATCGCTACCCGCCGGAAGTCCACGAGTTCGTTAAGAAATGGGCTCCGCAGTTGCGGGATGATGAACTGGCTGATGCCTGCAATTTGGAACTCGGGACAGAATTTACGGCTTCCAGGATGAAGGCATTCAGGGGCAATCACGGATACCGGAATTACAGGAAGCAATGGACATCCGAGGAGTACTGGAAGTACCAGAAGAGGTGGCCGCAGGGGATGTATGAGTTTATCCGGGACAACTCGTGGGGCGTCAGCTCCGAGGAGATGGCGAAGATTGTGAACGAGAAATTCGGGACAAACTTCACAAGACAGCGGATGAAGTGCTTTCGTGCGCAAAACCATATTAAATCCGGTGTGACCGGTTGGTTCCAGCGCGGGCACTCTCCCGGCAACAAGGGAAAGAAGATTGATGAGTACATGTCGCCGGAGACTTGTGAAAAGGTGCGGGCCACCACCTTCAAAAAGGGTAACATCCCAGCCAACTATCTGCCGATTGGGACGGAGCGTATCACCAAGGACAGGTACAGAATCGTCAAGGTGCAGAACGAGGGCGAGCTCTGGGACCGATGGAAGCCCGTACACCGGCTTGTGTGGGAAGAGGCGAACGGCCCCGTGCCGGAAGACTGCTGTATCTGCTTCAAGGATGGGAACCACCTCAACTGCGACCTGGAAAACCTGGTGCTGATCAAACGGTCAGAGTTGGCCACCATGATCAAGAAGGGGTATCTGTCTGATAATCCGAATGCAACGATGGCCGGGCTTGCCGTGGTAAAGCTGATGAGGGCGGCAAAGGAGAAGAGGAAGAGAGGTAACAAAACATGACCGATCTGAGATTTTTGCAGCTCAAGGCGCTAGTGGATGAATGCACAAGCAAGGTCAACTGCGTAGCGAGCATTCAGCACAGCGTCTGTGAGGACAACATCTTCATCTCGATATTTTGGGCAGATGAGTATCACAGCTTTACCGCACGCGACACATATCACGTCGGCGGCTACAACAGCACTGCCGATGATAACGACATGACGAAAGCGGAGGCATTTATGCGAATGCTGATGCGATCCGCTATGTTTGATGGGAGGCTAAGAAAGGAATGAGCACACTTTACGAGTTGACAACCGAATACCAGGCGCTGCTGGATATGGCAGAGGACCCGGAAATTGATGAGCAGGCATTTGCAGACACTCTTGAGGGCCTGCAGGGCGAGATTGAGGAGAAGGCTGAGTCTTATGCCGTAGTAATGAAGGAGCTTAAGGCGGAGGCGGACAAATTTGACGCAGAGGGCAAACGCCTGCTTGATCACGCCGACCAACTGGAGAACAGAATCAAGTGCATGAAGGCTGCACTGATGGGTGCCATGAAGGCCATCGATGTCAGTAAGATCCAGACCGAGCATTTCCGCGTGTCTGTGGTCAATAATGGCGGATTGCAGCCGCTCAAGATCACTGGCGACGTGCCGGATGCCTTCAAGATGATCGAATACCGGCCGGATCTCAAAGCGATCAGGACGGCGCTCGATGAGGGCTTTGAGCTCAGCTTTGCGCACCTTGAGGAGCGCGGGACGCATTTGAGCATTAAGTAAGGAGAGAAAGAGAGGTTCAAACATGGCTAAAGTAATCGGCGTTATGGGCGAGTCGGGCTCCGGCAAGACGACCGCCATGCGCAACCTTCCGCCGGCTGAGACATTCTATCTTGATTGCGATAAGAAGGGCCTCAACTGGAAGGGATGGCGCAATCAGTACCAGGACATCATGAGCGGAAGCAACGACCCGGATAAGGGCTTTTACCTCTGTTCTGATGTGTTCGCGGTCGTCTCGAGTGCCCTGCGGCACGTCAATGAGACGGACAAATATAAACGTATCAAATACGTGGTCATCGACACCCTCAATGGCCTCATGGTCGCCGAGGAGATGAAGATCCTGGCTATGCAGTCTGGCGACAAGCGGTCAGCGTGGTCGGATCTGGCACAGAATGGATGGTCAATCATTAACCAGGCGCTCGATTTGCGCAATGACGTGACCGTCATCATTCTGTGTCATTCCGAGACGATTTCCGACGATAACGGCATCATCCGGACGCGGATCAAGACGAACGGGCGGAAGCTGGAAAAGCTCGTGCTTGAGTCGAAGATGACGACGGTCGTTTGGGCCGTGAGACAGGACGGCAAGTATAAGTTCATCTTGTCGGCAGACGGAAGCACCTGCAAGGTTCCCCTCGGGGCCTTCGAGGCGGATGAGTGCGAGAACGACATCATGATCGTGATTAAGGCATTGGAGGACTACTGATGGAGAAGATTAAAGTCATCATCAAGCGCCCGGATGAGAAAGCCGGGCACGTCACATGGATCTCCAACACGCTCGCCAATCTGCAGAGGACCGTGGACGGCCCGATTGAGGTCGTCAAGATCGGCAACTCCGGCTTGCTCATGATCTGCAATGAAGAAGGCAAAATCCGTGGCTTGGAGCGCAACTTTATCATGGGGACGGTTCCGTTCCACGACATCATCGTCGGCACCGTGATTTTGTGCGGACAGGATGGCGAGGAATTTGGAGACGTGCCGATCGATATGAAGACCTGGAAGTTTATGCTCAAGAAATGGGGAAACGAGTTATGAATAGTTCCTTCCACACAGACGACCGTACAACAGCCACCGACCAACTGGAGAGCGTCTCCAGGGGCTGGCCGTCTGATACTAAAGCTCGGCTCCTGCCCACTAAGGACGACAAGAAAAACCAAGGAGGAATATGAAATGAGTTTACCAACCTACGACAAATCAAAACGCAAGAAGTCTTACGAGGCGCTTCCCAAGGACGCCTATGTGATCAAAATCATGAATGCCAAGGAGACGGCCAACAGGAACAACGGCGGCCGCCACCTGGCCATCGCTTTCGACATTGCTGAGGGCGAATACAAAGATTTCTACATGGAGCAGTTCAATGGCAACACGGCAGAAGATAAGAAGTGGCCGAACGACGCGATCTATCGCCTGACCATTCCGGACGACAACAGCCAGCAGTTTGTAATCGACAACTGGAACACGTTTTTCGCTGATCTGGAAGACAGCAACAACGGCTATGTCTTCGACGGAGATCCTGCCAGGCTCAAGGGCAAGCTGATCGGCGGCAAGTTCCACATCGAACAGAACGAATACCGCGGACAGGTCTACAACCACACCCGTCTGCGCTGGACATGCGTGGCCGATGATGTCCGTACCGGCAAGGCCACGAAGAACATGCCAAACGACAAACTGCTTGATACAGCAGCTCCTGCCGCG